CATTGTTGGTGGTTTCAAAGGCATCTATAAGCTGTACCTTTTGGTTTCTCTCCTTGGCTCTTCTGATTCTTTCATCGTCATTGGCCACAGAATGGAGAAAACACTCTTCAATGGTCTCTCCCAAAAGAATTTCTGCACCTCTTAAGCTGTGCCAAAAGTCTCGAACCGCCGCATAGCCCTTGTCCTTGGAAACAATGCAAATCTTTTCTCCCGTATCCAAAAACATTCCCGTTGTAGAAGCAATGTACATATCCAAAGCATTGCTGTGTTGTTTTAAAAGCTTCACCATTCTTACATGGACAGCTTTTTCCTTTAAATCCTCTACTACGCCCTTCTGTAAAGCAGAATTCTCATCACTGTAGTACACCACCAAGGTATCCTGCTCTGTCAGATAATGATACCCCTCAAAGCCGCTGGCATGGGTATTTTCAAAATCTACTAAAAAAATCACAACTTATTCTCCTTTTTTACATAAAGTCATCGTTATGATTATCCTGGGATAAAAAGCCGAAGAATTCTCCTTCATCCAATTTTCGGAGTATAAACTTAGCTTCCTCCAAAGGACAAGGCAATGCATCTTCTTTACAATATAGAACTTCAGAAATCATCATTACGGTTTCCGCATTTTCCTGCTTCAGACTAGGAACCAACACAAAATCTCCCACGGAAATATTGTCCTCTAAGCTCCGAAAATAACTAGGCTTTCCATTCGGTTCGGATAAACAGCTTAGAAAAATATGTTCTCCTTCTTTCACACCATGCCGGTACAGTCTTGGATCAAAAAGAGAACCGAATACACCGTAGTAGGACAGAGTCTTATGAAAGTCCTCCAACAAGTCTTCCCAGTCATCCGGAAGACCATAGCGATCATAGGACCTTTTCACTTGAAAATATCGACCATCCCGATATTGAATTGTAATCTCTAAAAGAGCCGAACTCTCTTCCCCGATGCTTCCCGCACTCTGATCATAATGTTGAAAATAGCGTTCTATATTGCCCAAAAGATAATCCACGATTTTAGGTATAAAGTACTCATGCTTTACCGAAGGAAGCTTATTCATGTTCTGCAGGTAAACAAGGCTTTGACTTTCTCTGGATAGAAGCAGAGTCTCTTCAAAGAAGACGTCCTCTCTTTCTTCTTTCCGGGTCAAAGGATTCCAGCTTACATTCTCCCTTTCCTCTTCCACTCGTAAGGAAAAGCGCATAATTTGATGAGAATTCGCGTTATTCACTTCAGCCGTCAGTCTGTTTAAAGAAGCAATAAAATGGTTCCAACTTCCCGGAACACTATTAATCCCTTGATACTCTTTCGCCTCTTGATTCTCTTCTTTATACAATAAAAACCAACGGAAGGAAAATGCAGGAATGCCTCCTTTTTTTTCCTGAAAATAGCTACGCTTCCACTTTGGTATAGCACACTCATCTAAAGAGTTTAAGAAGCTTTCCGAAGATTCTTTGGGCACATTCAAGACAAGAGCCGGACCTTCATCTTCTACAGGCGCATCATAGGCATACTTAATCCGACCATTCTTCATCCAAATGTTCAATGAGCTTTCCCCTACACCCAGTCCATCCAGCTTTAAATTCAAGTACTCCAGCATGAAGCCTCTCCTTTCTCTTTAGTTAGATTCATTATAGCGTATCGTTTCGAAAAATACAGCAAAGTTCTAAAAAATAATGCTTGATTTTCAAAAAAGCTAATGGTATACTTGCACAGCTGACTGAGACGAGGTGTGATAATGGTAGTCGGCCAGCCTGGAAAGTTGGTGCCCGTTCTGCGGGTTGTGGGTTCAAGTCCCATCCTCGTCGCTATGATAAAAAGCTAGGATTTATGCGAGAAACGGCATAAATCCTAGCTTTTTTCTTGCTTTTTATTACTTTTTAGTAATCTCTATGCACTTAAAAAGGAAACCGTTTTACCTGTTTTTCGGATAAATTTGGTCATGAATTGGTCATGACCATCACTCTACAATCTCAACGCCTTCCATCCGGTTAGTAAACAGGGATTTAAAGGTGTCATAGGCGCCATCTGCACCTACAAAGTCATAGCCGTCACCCTTCGCTTTTCTAACCTTCGCATTAGTTGCCATTAAGCCGGACTTAGTTAGATAGTACCACTTGCCTTTATCCTGGAGCCACTGAGAAGAAAGCATACCTCCGTCTTCGCCTAAGTAGTACCAGCCTTCCTCAGACTTGAACCAGCCTTTGATCATAAATCCGCTATTATCGAACACATACCAGCGGCCATTAATATACTCAAATTTGCCGCATACAGGCGCGTTATCCTTGTAGTACAGCCATTTATCATTCTGCCGAATCCAGCCCTCTTTCTGTGGCTCCTGCTGCACTACGGAAGCTTTTCTTTCTTGATGGAGTTTGCAAGCCTGATAGAAACACCAGCTTACCAGTTCACCGCACCACGGCTCAGAGATAATCTTCCCATGATTATACCAGACGCCATACTTAGTATAGTTATTCTTTCCTCTGTTGGCGTGCTTGTCCTCTAAATTTCGAGGGGTAGCCTTTTCCTCGTAGCCGATTTCCCCTCTAACCACTTCTAAGAACTCTTCTACAGAGCAAGTCTCGTCATCAAATATAGGCCTGCCAAAGCCACAAGGCCAAGACCTATCCCCCACTTTAAAATTCCTATAGATTTTTCTCCGGCACTCTCCACCGTTTCTATCCTTGTCTGCTCCGGATGTGTTCCCTTCAACCGCAGCTAAATCGGGCAATGGCACTTCGTCTACTACTCCTGTGTGTCCGATTCTTCCTAGCGCCTCACTGAAATAGAAGATAACATCCCCCTTCTGCGGTTGCTTATGCCAGCGCCCTGCTCTTTTAAAGCGTCCTGCTCCATCAGGTGTAAATTTGAAGTAGTCACCGCATAAGGCTCTCTGTCCTCTTTGATATGGATTCATAAGTATTTCCTTCCTATTTAATATGATTTACGGTACAAAAAAAGGGGAGAACTATGTCTCCCCAAGGTTTTTACTTCTTAAGTCCAATTCCGGGACCCGTGTAGCTATCCGGATTCGGCGTTACTCCTGGTCCGTGAGCTGCATCATCCTCTCCCTGTCCTCTCTTTACTCCTTTTGGGCGAGGGCTGTTATCAATAGTGTTGCTTCCGGGAACAATGTGGTTTCTTGCATCCTCATCAATACCGGGGTATCTCTCCATAGGTCCATTCTTTCTCATGTTTCTTTCCTCTCTTTCTTTAAATGAAATGTTTATGTTCTGTAAATCATTGGAAAACAGACTTGCCCATGCAAACTTGTTTTGCTTCTTTAATATAATTATTTGCCGGAAAGCTGTTTTCCGATTTGATTTGCCCCTGTAGAGGCTAACCCGGACACAATCCCCACGGCCACGGCACTCAAAATATCCTTTGCAGGAAAGTCTGCCATAGTATGAAGGCCGACTACGCCAAGGACAGCTCCAACAAGTCCGCAAATTACTGGGATAAACTTGTTATCCAGTTTTTCCCATGCTTTGCACCCCATACCGATAAGGTAAGTGATAACTGTGATTGCTACTACACTTGTGATTCCAAAATCCATTTTGTTTTCCTCTCTTTCTTATTTTTAAAAATAAAAATAGCGCGGGGACAAACCCTACGCTATCTTGATACCCTTAGGTGCAATTCCTATAAGCCACAATATTCTTTTATGCCTCTTTGTAGCACAGCGGAGAAATTCACATTCCGCTCTTCCGCTATGTCATTTAGCCACTTCGGAATGGTTAGTGTCTTCTTCACAGCTTGATTGCTAACCTTATCCCTAATTAAGTCCGGCCAAGCTTCAATAAAATAAACATTCTTCGAAGAATCCTCCGGAACCGTGGCGCTAGGCAGGTCTTTCCCATGCTTTAAATAGGAAAAAAGTAATGCTCCAAGTAAATCTCTTGCATTTGTAATTGCTTCTTCCAGACTATCTCCATCAGTAAACCCTTCCGGAAAGTCGGTAAACTGCACCTGATAACCCTCTTCATCTTGTGAGATCTCACAAGGGTAGAAAACCTTTTGCATATACGCCCTCCTTACAGAATCTATAATACGTATTATTCAGACGTATATCAAGGAATATTTTACTACCTTGTAAAAGTGTTATTACGGAGCCGCTCTCTGTACTTCTCTTGAATGAAAGCGACCGTTTCCTCCGTAATGTGATTTTTAAAATTTTCGTGACTTTTGCAGTACCGCTCGTAATTGTCAATGTCAAGCAATGCCTGGTCGAAAGTATCCTTGCTATGAAGTCTACCCTCTAACAGCTCGTCGCCAAAGCTGAGAATCCTTACTCTTGCGGCTATGGCTCTTGTCTCCTCGACAGACTCGGCAACTTTTTCGATTTTTAAACTTAAAGCCTCTACTTTGTCAATTAAGTCTTTCTGAGACTCTGAAAATTCCTTTGTCAGTATCTTCCCGATAAAGGTAAGGATTGCTGTCCAAGGTTTCTTATCCTTTGGCGCAAACTTTTCAACTAGGGTGATTACCCCAAGAAAAAGCCATCCTAGCGATTGGATAATGACTCCGAAATCCACCAAGCTAAAAAATGCGTTAAAATCTATCATCCATTTTCTGCTCCCTTCTCTGCAACAATACGCAGAATTTCATTTTCCTGGTCCTTGCTAATCCATTTCTTAGCAACGGCTCTATCTAGTAAAGCCCTGCTGAGAACTCCTTCAGTCGCAAGTCGCAAAAGTGTTTCATACATTACGCACCTCCTAAACTCTCAAGAAGAAGAGTATCAACAACACTCCTCAAATCCTGATTCTGCTTCTTCAGCTCTTGGATTTCCTCTGTCGGTGTGAGGATTCTCTCAGCAAGCTTTTCCTCAATCCGGACAAATTCGACCCCACCTTTTTCATTTTCCTTTGCCTTTTCTTCCACATTGTAGAAAGCCCCGTCCCTATAGATGAAAGGTTCCTTAATGTCCCACATGGTAGACTCCACCGCATAAGCGGTTTCGCCATAAATGGCTTTGGCGACCATGTTCGCATCAGTAGGATTTTCAAAGATGGTAACTGTCTTTCCTTCATGCTCCTCAGTTGTGAGATTTGGCAAAATCAATGCAAACTCCCTTTTCATTTCCTCTCCTTCCTCTTTTAGATAAATTAAAAAAGGAACTCCGTAAGGAATCCCTTTCATGCACATAGATGTATGTAAGCTTTACCATGTTCCGTCATTCATATTTGCTCCCCAGGCAATATAAATGCATCCGGTACCGCCCTTTCCACCGTCAGCTTGATAATATTGTCGACTGAGAGATTGTCCTAATCCACCTCCTCCACCATTACCAAGCCCGTCTGTCCCATTGTCTCCATACGAGAACCAAGGTCTATCACTAACACTACCGTTTCCACCACTAGCATACATTACACCGTTGAAACCAACAGTAGTAGTGCCTTGCCCTGCTCCACCTTTTGAACCGCCTCCGGAAGAGCCATTTGTTCCACCGGGGGCATACTCGCTTCTTCCAGTACCACCTCCGGAACCGCCTTTTCCTCCTGCACCGGATGAATTATCTCTATCACCTTGTTGTCCCCAAGAACCTGCGTGTGCAATTCTATCGCCAAGCCTAGTGATAACGCCGTCCTCCCATTTACCGGTGTATGTATAACCCGGATGGTCAGTGTTTATCACTCCATAACTTCTGCCTTTATAAATGAAAGTGGGAACTATCCAAGATAACTGTTGGCCGGGTGTTACGTTCATGTAATCTTGAACAACATAACCACCACCTCCACCACCTCCTGCATAAAATCCTTCGCCACGTCCACCATAACCTCCCTGTCCAACAAGGATAAACCTGATGCGGTAAACATTCGCAGGAACAGTCCATACTCCTGCACCCATACCCAGAGTAATGGCACCACTAGCGGCGGTCGGTGTAAATTCAAGTTTTGGGGCCGAATTGATATCTTGATACCATCTACCTCCTTTAACTGAGACATAGGAAACAGCTTTAATGTAATGAGGGACATCTGGAAACAGTGGAGTAATGGTATAAGTATCAGCGGTGTCATAGACCCATTTCCCTGATGTATCGTCAGGATCCCTCGGTTCAGGCTCACTTTTTTTCCAGGCTATAAGCCTCACACCACTCCACATTGCCCCACCGGAAGGCTTAGCCCATGTAAACATGGTTTGTTTATGTCCTCGTGGGGCGAATCTAAAATTTGTTATTGAGGCAATTTCAAACGCTTTAAGAGCAAGTTCCTTTATATACTCTTTTGAGTACATAATAGTAGCATTTTGGCCATCACCTAATCCCGGTAATTCAACTTCTCTGTTGTCTAGTTCAGGAACTACCAATTTGTTGTCGGTTTTTTTCTTATATAGACCGGGAGGCAACTTTCCAAGAATGGCATCAAAGTTATTGATTTTTCGTATATCTTCTTTATTGTGAAGAATTAAAATGTTCCCTCTATTCTTTCCTCCTGCACCTCCAAGCGGTATAAATACTTCACTCATTACTTACTCACCCCCTTTAGTTTTACTTTAAATTCTTTCGTAGGCTTTTCCGCAGCACAGTAAAAAGTCACATATCCATCCGTAACCTCTGCTGCAGTTATTAGTCCTGCCATCTCGTCATAGGTCTCAATATCGGTAGGACTTGAAGTCTTAGTATGTGCCTTTCCCATGGTTACAGAGTCTGTAGCTTTAGCTGTTGGGACAGATACCTTTTGGCTATATGGCGCGGAGTTGCTCCAGGCATTAGCCGGAATGGTTACGATTGTTTCCTGATACAACGCGTTCACGCTCTTTGTAATGGCATTTACATCATTTGCCCCGAAGGGAGTGCCCTCCTGAGTGTAGGATGTTGCATCGCTAAGGCTTACTGTTCCGTCGCTGTTATTCTCCATGCGGAACTTCCTCTTTGCATACATGGCATCCACGTAGTCTGTTTTTAGGCTCATACAAGCTCTCCTTTCGTTCCTAATTTAAAAGATAGCCTACGCATACCTTCCTCTCTTCCTGTAAAGTTTTGATAGATAAGAAGGCAAGCATTTTCTATTCGGTTCAGTTCGTCCCAAGTGATAAAGGGCTGGTTATCGTAGAAGGTCTGCCTCTCTCCGATAGTAAAAGGGAAAGTGGCAGAGCAGATTCTATCCAGATTAGATTCAAAAGCATTTATTTCAGCAGCGTAGAATCCGTAGTCTGAAAAGCTTTTATCTGCTCCCATTTCTGTAAAAGGAAAATCCGACCAAAGAGCTACTGCCTTCTGCCGGATCTCGTTGATGTTTCCCTTAATTCGGTTATAGTCTTCTACATTAAAGAAGTCTGTACTCTTCCAGTCTGTCTTAGGTGTCTTCCACAA